TCGTCTGTCATATATTTAGGAGCTGGATTCATGAGATTAGATTTCATGTGCTTCATCCCCTTTTTAAAGTCTTCTAAAGCAAAAGCTGCTTGTTGTGGACTTTCTTTAAACTGCCATACATAGTATCTTGATTTAGCAGTTATAATGTTAGCATACTGGTCTGGTAATGCTATTGTGTCACCATATGCTACAAGCTCTACAGGCTTTGTAAAAGCATAAAAGTGAATGTTATAAACTTTGTCAGGTATTGGACTTAATCCAAACTTCCTGTTGTCTGGAGATTTAATTACAAATTTAGGCTCTCCGTATGCCTGTGTGTCTGCATCATCTGCATTTTCACTGTCTCTATAATATCTTTTCCAGTCTGTGTGTGTTATAAACTTTAGACCTTTAGAAACGTGAGGAGCTGTTTCTCCGCTTACGTTAATTGTTGTAGCGTAGAAATCATCCCAGTCTACAGAAGCATAGTCTGTAGTAATACTAGAACTATCAGCTTTTAGTAAGTACCATCGTTGTCCTGCTACACTAGGGACGGTTACGTTACCATAAAAAGGGTCAGTAGCTCCACTGACTCCTGCTGAGAAAAAGGGTAGTTGTGGTTCTTCGTTGGCTATGTCAAACAAAGATTTATTAATTGAATCTTTTACAAACTTTTGAATACCTGTAGCAGCTCCAAAAGTAGAGGTAGTAAGTGGAACTTCGTTGAGTTCTCTTAGTACTTCATTTGTTATATCTAAATATGTTGTAGCCATTATTTTTTGTGAACCTTTTGAATTGGAAAGTTTGCTTCTAAACTAGCACCTTTGTGTTTTACAAACTTACCTGTGTGTTTCATTAATTTATAAGTACCATTTTTTTGTTTCATCCAATGGTGTCCTTTTGGTGCTTTAACTTTCACTACTTTTCGCCAGTTATTTTCATAGTATTATAACCAGCTTTACTTTTACAATCTGATTCCATATCGTATATAGAAGCATAACCGCCTTTGTTATAAGCTTGTCTTACTTTACCGCCCTTCATATAACCTTTTTTCTTTTTATCTTTTTTGTATTTCATTTATTTTCCTCTATGTAAAGAAGAGGAGTCCGAAGACTCCCCTATAAAAACGTAATTAATCTACTGTGTAGAAAGCTGAAACTAACGCTTCAGGTCTAATTACTTTTGCTCCGTAAACGTGCAATCCTCTAACAATGTCACCGAATGAACTAGGGTCTCTAATTACTTCAGTTGATGTGATTGTTTGAGCTGTTGAAGCTGCAGACATATGTCCAGCTAAAACTTTACCAGTAGCAGTTGTAGGAGTTGCAACATTATTTGATTTATACATGTTGAAACCTCTTAACTTACCTGTTGAAACAAGTCCATTTCTAATTGAACCTTGTCCAGCATTAAAGTCTACTGATAATAGCTTAGAACCTGACTGCGATAGTTCCTCATAAAAAGATGGAGGAGCTACAAAATATCTTCCTTCTTCAGGGATATCTTGGTCATCAAGTAATCTAGCCATTCTAGCCATAAGGTCTAAAGCATCAACACCACCACCGTCTGAACCTAATAGGTCGACAGAAGCAGTTGTTTCAGCAACACCTTCTGTACCGGCAGCAGCGTCTGCTCCGATAATGTGGTCTGCATTATTGAAAGCAGAACCTAAGTCCTGCGAACATCCTGCAAACATTTTAGCTATAACACCCGCATCAAATGCATCTCTTAAAGCATAAGCAGCAGATGAACTTGCTACTTCTTTAAAGTTTACATGTGACATTTGACTTTCAATATCATCTACGATGAATTTAAAAGCGTTAGCTGTATCTACAATAAGAGTAGTTTCAGCATCTGTTAAAGTTGTTGTATTAACATCTGCTCCTCTCTCATATTGGTATACAGTAATTTTTGGTTCATTTATAATTTTAACAGTATCTCCGTACCCTGCTATTTCACCTGCGTAGTCTGTATTTGTAATTGCTTCGACAACAGAGGCTTTCCTAAAAAAGTTTAAGACCTTCTTAGAATAAATTTCAGGTAAGAAATTGTTATTGGCAAAGTTAGAACCGGAACTTTGTGCAAAGTTTTCGTCTGATTGGTTAAACGCCATTTTATTTTCTCCTAATAAAATATATTATTTATTTTTGAACTCTGCCTTCAAACATAGCTTTGCTGATTTCACTTTCGTGTTTATCAAACTCGTCCATGCTCATGGCAGAAATCTCCTTAGTAGTCCAAACTTTCTCTTGCCTAGGCTCAACACTTGTCGTTTTGGTTGAAACCATATCAGCAGCAGATTGTTTGGATTTTTTAGAACTTGACTTCTTAGGTACAGTATCTAATCCAATATCTCTTTTAAATAAATCTAAAGCTCTTGAAGCTAGGTCAGCATCATCAGTATTTTTATAAACCCAATCTTGAATTGAGTTTGGCTGAGACTTTGCCCAATCATGAAAATCATCACTGTTTTTAATATCTTCAAAATCAGGATGTTTTTCCATCAATCGCTTTTCAGCATCTTTTCTAATAAGCTCTTTTTCACGTTGTTGTAAAGATTCTAATCTTTCTTCTAAGACTTTAGATTTCTCCGAAGCTTGAAGATGAGATACAGTTTCTACAACTTCGTAAACATCAGGATAATTATTTTTAAACTCTTCTAGTTCTTCTGGAGATTTAGGAGCTTTATACTCAGTTCTATTTTTAGTAGCTTCGTCTATTAACTCTTGTTCTCTAGATTTAAACTCATTAAGTTTAGAATCATAATGTTTTTTTAAGTCATCGTATCGTTTTTTGTAGTCTGGTTTTTTGTAAGGTTGGTCTTTAGGACTTTCCTCAACTGCTTCCTTTTCTACAGTTTGCTCTACGTTTGTATCTGTAGGTTCTTTAGGTTGTTCTTTAAAAAACATTCCTTGAGAACTTTCAAATTGCTTATCTTCTATATCTTTATGCCATGATTTATTTTGATTGTAAGGATTGGCATTTTCCTCTTGTACTTTAGTAGTCATATTCTATTTCCTCCTACTCAGGGCTTCGTTTAAAAGGTAGCTGCGTATGTCGACTGTGCAGGGCTTTTATTTTTTAAAGGTAGCCTTTCGGTTATTAAAATGATAGGGTGCTTATGACATAAGGTAGCCCTACCTCCTATTTTAGCTTCTTACGTGTGGTACTCTAGGGTCTAACATATTTCGTGTTACTTCTTCCTGTATCAGATTATCTTCTGCCAACCCTAAAGCGGGAGAAGAACTATCTGAAGGTTTCATAATACGAGTTTCTGTTTGAACAATCTTTTCAGGTTGGTCATCCATTATAAGTCCACCGTATTGAGCTTGTTGTCTTTCATCTGCACTAGCTTCAGCGTCTTTCATCATTGACATTAAATTGTCAGCTCCGATTTCTTCTACAGCTTTTGCAGTAAAGACAAATTCTCCGTCAGATAACCTTGCGGGTATGCTGTCAGAGACTCCCGAACCCGGACCTTCAACAGGACCAGACCCAGCAAATTCTTGAGCAACATCTATTATCTTATCAAATAACATAGATAGTTGTTCATCTTGTTCTAGTTTGGAAGTTAGCATATCTTCTTCATCTTCACTTAATGCTTCTTCCATTATAAATCTTGTGTAGTTATCTTCCATGTTATCGTCAGATTCCATAGGCATCTCAGATTCCATTTTAGATTCTTGTGGTGGTGTCATAACCATTAACATTTGATTATCTATTTCTCCACCTTCTTCATAACCCATTCTGGCTACTACTTCGGGAGCTGATTTCTTTAAAGCTTCTAATCCTTTATTAGGAAGTTTTACTTCAGCTCCATCTTTGTATTTAATTCTTACTTTGTTATCATCTTCTAATAACATTTATTTCTCCTTTGCTTTTCCAATATTTAAAGCAAACCAATCGATAATTTTGTAAGCTTTACCAACTAACTTATCGTCAGCAGGAGTAGGTGTCAATGAAGCAATTAATGAACAGATTGAAACTATCCATGGAACTACTCCAACTATTTTTAATATTGTATCTAATAAATCTAACATATTACTTTCCTTCCTTTCGTGTTATTGCTTCTTTAACCAACTGGTCCAGCTGCTCCAGTCTGACCAGAGAACTCACTTTCCCCTGCAACCGGAACATTTCCGATTCCGATGTTGCCACCACCAGTGCCTGTAGCTCCAAGTTCTTGAGGTTGTTCAGGTGTTCCTTGAAGGTTTCCCATAGCTCCCTGTTCGTTATTAAGGGCTTGAGTCTCATCGCCAGTTGTTTGTCCAGCATTTTGCATTCCTATTATTTGTGCCATGATAGCAGCTTCTTCAGGGTCATTGAGTATTTCATCAGGGTCTAAATCTAAGCTGTAGGCAAGTTCACTTACGAGTTTAGAAATTTTAACAAATGGAGCAATAGCAGGACTTTGTGCAGTTTGTAAGAACATAGTCAGTCTTTGACTACGTACTTCTTTTTGCATCAAGCTATTTGTTCCAGTAGCTTTAACTTCTAAATCACCTTTAACATCCAACTCACCTTCTAAAAATTGCATGTTCCACTGGAAATAAGATTCTCCAAGTGGTTTTAATAAAAAATCATCAAGATTTTTAATGACTGTTTTAATATTTAAACTTGATGCTCCAAGTAACATAGACATGCCTGAAGCAGTCCTTGTCATACTTTGAACACCTGTTTGTCCGTGTGAATAACTAGGTATACCTGTTTGTTCGTCTGCAAGTTGTCTAAACTTATCAAACATCATCATGTTCTCTGGTGCTGTATTAGGGAACTTTAAACCATGTATAGCTTGTCCCGGCATTCCAGCTTGTCTTCTAAATATCTTACCCGGATATATTTCCATCGATTGTCCACCGACTAAAGCAGACTCATCTACATCAAAAACTAATGACCCAGCCATTGCTAAGTTATCTACAGCCATTCTCGCATGACCGTTCATAATCTGTTGTGAATCATCCATGTTTTCTGCTACACCAATACCAAAGAAGTTATATGGGTTTCTTTCATATGGAAAAGCGTTATACGGTATTCTGTATGGAGTGAATGGATTTACTACAGCTCTTAAAAGTTGGTCTCCACATATCCATACATTTACTTGTACTTCATCTAAATCATCTATAGAATCATTTAGTTCAATACCTACTTCTCTAGCATACTCTGCATCCATAATTCCCCAGTATTCAAGAACTTCAAAGTTATTATGGTATTCGTCTTCAACTCTTGCATCGTCTTTTAAAGCAGATTCAAAATCTTTTTCTACGTAATTAGGTCCTAACTTAATACAATTTCTAATCGCATCTTCGTCAAAGTAAGGCATGTTTCTTAACTGTCTTAATTGACTTCTGTTCATTTTGTGTCTGTGTATTATATATTCACATTCATCCATATTAGTTGCTGAAGGGTCTGGGTAAAAATCCCAACAACTAACAAACTCAATTCTAGGTACTCTAACTTCTAATGGGTTATAATTTCTATTACCTTCTTCATCTGTTTCCCACTTATGAAGTTTTTTATTAAAGTTAAATGGTCCTTTTACAATCCCCGTACCAAGTAGGGCAGATTCTAAAAGAGCATTTCTTAATTCTGAGTTACCATTTGATTCTTCAATCTGGTCATGGATAAGTTTCTCCATTCTTCTTGCAGCTCTTTGTGCAGGAGATACTTCTATTGCTTGTGGGTTAGGACTTACACCGTCTGTAAGAATACCAGCTTCTTTAGCTTGGTCTTCAATTGTGTCTTCAAAGATACC